CCTAGTCGGCTCCAATCCGATAGGCGTAATCTTCTCAGAATGGGCGCTCTCTGACCCTGCCGCATGGGACTTTGTGCGCCCCATCCTTTTGGAGAACGGCGGTTTTGCCGCTTTCATCACCACGCCCCGAGGCAAGAATCATGCGTATAAACAGTGGAAAAATGTTCAAACGGCTTCTAAGTGGTTTACAAGCACAAAAACGGTCAACGATACCTTCCGTAATGACGGGCGGCGAATTATCACCCCGGAGAATGTTCAATCCGAGCGTGACGAAGGCGTTGCAGACGAGATTATCGAACAAGAATACTTCTGCTCTTGGGAAGGTATCAATTACGGCAGTATCTTCGGTAAATTACTGGGTAAATACGAACACCAGCAGATCGAATTTCCCGAGCCATTTATCGAGGACTTACCCGTATTCACGGCATGGGATATCGGCCACCGCGATGCGACCGCTATATGGTTCTATCAGATTGTCAACGGGGAAGTACACATAGTTGACTTCCTAGAAGGGGTAGGAAGTGACGCAGACGATTGGCTGGATAAGCTGGAGAAGCTACCCTATGCTTATGGCACCCCTGCCCTGCCCCATGATGCCAAAAACAAGACCTTTGCAACCAAGTATTCCGCGCAAGACCGTTTCATAGCCCGGAAACTGGTTCCCTATATCGTCCCCAATATGCGGGTAGCGATGGGAATACAGGCGGTTCGTGCAATGCTGCCCGTAGTGTGGTTTAATACGGCAAACCCGCACGTTGTCAAGGGGTTAGAGCGCCTTGAGGCGTATCACTACGAATGGGACGATGAGGCGAAGGTTTTTAGCTCCGAACCGGCCCATGATGAGAACTCACACCCCGCAGACGGATTCAGGATGCTAGCTCTATCGAAAAGCGTCACTGAGCATATCAGCCGGAATAGGACAACGGTAGCACGCGGCCCGACACATTTCAATACCCCTCTTGGCCGTGCCTTGAACCTTGAAAATCTGTTCAAAGACCGTGAGGAAGCACGGACACATAGGAGAATCTGAAATGGCCGCCGAAAGAACCGCCCAAAAGGGTAAAGAACCCGAGAAAAATCCGTGGCCGAAGCGGATACAGGCATGGAACAAGTTTTCGCAGAAATTCCATGATCGCGGAGCGCAGATCGAAACCCGGTATCAAGACGACCGCGAATCCGAAGCCAGTATGTCCCCTTCGATGATGCAGTCAGGGGTTAAGAAGGTCAACCTCTTTTACAGTAACACAACGGTTATCAAAGAGAGCTTGTAGAACAGTCTCCCGAAGCGGTCTGTGTCTCGCCTGCATAAAGGCGACTAGGAAAACGATGCGGCGCGCGTGGCAGCGTTCATTATGGAACGGGGGCTGTCTTACGAGATTCATTGTGCCAAGTATTTTGACCCGGCGGTAAAGGCAGCGATTCTTGACCGGCTAGTTCCCGGTCTAGGCGTCACATGGATTACCTTTGTGCCGCCTGCTGGTGAAGTCCCCGAGACAATGACCATTGATATCGTTTATTGGAAGGATTTCATTTACGAGCCAAAACGGGCATGGGAACAGGTCACTTGGGCTGGCCGTATCCTCCATATGTCCAATGAGGAAGCCGAAAAGAAGTGGCCGGGGAAGTCATTTGCAATAGGCCAAAGGGAGAATCCCTCCAACGCGACTATCAGCATTTCCGCAGAGCTAATTAACGCGGATAAAACTTCCGTCATTCAGATGTGGGATAAGAGCAAGCGCGAAGTGTTGCATTTGACCATGACAGGCGAAGTCCTTGACCGGGTGAGAGACCCCTATGAGTTGGCTGACTTCTGGCCCTGCCCGAAGCCGCTTATCGCTTCGCCACCGACTGCCAAGTTCCTGCCCTTGCCGGATTACTATATCGCGCAAGATCAGTACATGGAAATGGACATTCTGTATGCCCGAATCAACCTTATCATCGAAGCGGTGAAGGTTGCAGGCGTTTATGACTCAGCAACGCCTGAGCTACAGCGCATGTTGGGTGGCACGGAAAACAAGCTCATCCCGGTTGACAACTGGGCCATGTTCGCAGACAAGGGAGGCGTTAAGGGGACTATTGACTGGTTCCCGATTGACCAAATTACGTCAGTCCTACAGCAACTTATCGCTACCTATGACTTCATGAAAAACCAGTTGTTTGAAGTCACTGGTATGGCCGATATTGTCCGTGGTTCAACCAACCAGTACGAAACGGCTGCGGCGCAACAAATAAAGGCACAGTTCGCTTCGGTAAGAATGAACGCCTATCAACGGGACGTATCTTTCTTCGTGCGGGATATGCTCCGAATCATGGGTGAGTTGATGGTGCAAATGTACACCGACCAGAAGCTGCAAGCTATTGTCGGAACCATCCCTGAAAACGACCAGCAGTTTCTACCTGCTGCGATGCAGATTCTTCGTTCCGATTTCCTGTTGAAATACAACATTGATATCGAAACGGATTCGCTGACACAAGCCGACTGGGGTTTGCAGCAGACTCAGCGCATGGAATTCGTATCCACTCTGAGCCAGTTTATACAGGGTGCAATGCCGGTCATTGAGTCCGTCCCGGCTCTTGGCCCGCTGATGCTGGAGATTATCAAGTTTGCCAGTGTCGGCTTCAAGGGTTCCAGTGAGCTTGAGGGCATGATTGATGCGGCTATTAAAGCAGCGGAAGAAGCAGCCAATCAACCGGCCCCGCCAAGCCCTGAGCAGCAGAAGATGGAAGCGGAACAGAAACGCGCTGAAACTGAAATGGCTATGGAGCAGCAGCGCGACCAGAGCAAATTGGCCCTTGAGCAGCAGAAGGCTCAGGCGACTATGGCTTTGGAAGCACAGAAGCAGGCCGCAGAGCTTGAATTCTTGGCTAAAAAGAACACGGCAGAATTGCAGTTCCAAGCGCAGAAGAACGCTGCTGAGTTGCAGTTCCTTCGGGACAAGGCCAATATCGAGTCCACTATTGCCGTGCAAAAGGGCCAGCAGCAAATCGAACAAGGGGCGGTCATGGCAGCACAACGGGCCGCAACGGAAGCATCACGGGGCGATGGGATACCAAACAAGGAGTAAAGCCATGCCGTATTCATCTGGAAAACAAAAGAACTTCATGCAGGCTGTGGCCCATAGCCCCAAGTTTGCAAAAAAGGTCGGCGTCCCTGTGGAAGTAGGCCAGAAGTTTGAAGATCACCGGGACTATCAGCGTGACCCGGCTCCGGCCCGTGGCGGCAGAGACATGGGAAAGGCAAGAGCAAAAGAGCTACGGAGGCGGATATGATTTACCCGTACTCAGGCTGTTGCCGTCAGCAGCGCGGGTGGGATAGGGTTTGCAGCCTCGCTAACTACGAGGCTGACCCTAAGTACCATTGCCCCGACTGCGGCAGAGAGCTTAACCGCATTTATACCCCGTCACAACTTTTGAATACAAAGCCGTTTGAGTCCTTCGTTTCCCCCGTTGACGGCTCTGTAATTAACAACAAGCGGGAGCTAGCGGAACACAACCGCCGAAACTCCTGCGTTTCGCTGCATGACGGCTACGACGAAAAAGCATTGCAGAGCTTCACGGAAAGAAAGTGGGGAGTTGAACCAGATAAAGAAGAACTCAAGAGAGATATGAAAGAGGCTGTTGTAAAGCTGGAACAAGGTTACAAACCCGTCCTTGCCCCCGAAACAGACGATTTGGAGTAACGTATGAATGACCTGCATGATGATGTAAAAGCCGCTTTTGACACTGTTGCGGCTGATGATACTAACCCCGGCTCTCAGGTAGGCTCCCCTGCCTCGGAAACCCTGCCCCCGGTAGAGGCTACTCCGCCGCCCGGTGAAGCCCCCGCCAAGCCCCGCAGGGCTGACGGGACGTTTGCCAAGGCTGATGAACTGCCCCCGATTACGGAGCCTGTCAAGCCCCCGGCAGGCCAGCAGCCGCCAGTACCGGGCCAGCAGACTCCGGCATTGGGTACGGAAGCCCCGGTCAAACTCGACCCATCCAAGCCGCCGTCTGCATGGACACCGGGGAGCAAGGCTCAGTGGAACACAATTCCCCTGCCACTTCGGGAAGAAATCATCCGGCGAGAAGAAGCCACGGCAGCGGGCATCCAGAAGCTCCAGCAGCAGTATGAACCCGCCCAAGCCCTGATGGACGAATTGACCCCATATGAGGACTATGTTTCTCATATCAAGGTTGACCCGGTTGAATACCTGCATACGGTTATCCAATCGGAGCAGACCCTTCGACTGGGAAATCCGGCTCAAAAGCTAGGGATTCTGCTGGCTCTTGGCGACCAGTATGGTGTGCCGATTCGGAGTGCCGTGAATCAGGTACTAGGCGGCAAGCTGAATGAGACACTGGCTGAGTCTCATAGGCGCTTCCAGACTCCACAGGCTTTGCCCCCGGAAATCGCGCGTGAACTACAAGAGATGCGGCAATGGCGTTCTGGCATGGAGTCACAAGCTGCCAAATCGGAGCTTGATGAATTCGCCAAAGACCATCCCCTGCTTCCCCATGTTACGGAGCGCATGGCGCAACTGATCGAATCAGGTGCCGTGGAAACGTATCAGGATGCCTATGATGTAGCTGTGTACCAGAACCCGCAACTTCGTCAGCAGGCTTTGGCACTACAGAACGGTCAGCGCCAGCAGGGAGGTATCCAGCAGCGTCAGGCTGCGGCGGCGAGCGTTGTCGCCCCCGGAAGCGCCCCGCTGGAGGCCGGAGGGGACGGCGTAGGCGATACAGACGATGTTCATGAAGCGGTGCGCCGCGCATGGAACGCAAGCGCCGGAAGGGCTTGACAGCGCCCCAGTGGCGTGTTGGAATGAGGCCGGAGCGCCGCCGACACCGCGCGGCGACTCCGAAGGGCTGACCCCTGTGAAAAATGTGAATTCAACCATTTTCTCAGGAGTGAAACGTCATGGCCTTTCCCAATGTCTCGGATATCATCACAACCACAATCGAACACCGCTCGCGGAAGATTGCGGATAACGTGACCAAAAACAATGCCCTTCTGATGCGGCTTTCGCAGAAGGGAAAAATGCGTACTTTCAGCGGCGGTCGCCTGATCTACGAAGAACTCTCCTTCGCAGAAAATGCCAATGCCGGTTGGTACAGTGGATATGACCTGTTGCCGGTAGCCGCGCAGGACGTTCTTTCCGCTGCCCAGTTCGATATCAAACAGGCTGCCTGCCCGGTGGTGGTTAGCGGTCTGGAAATGCTCCAGAATGCCGGCCCGGAACAGATGATTGATTTGATCGCTGCCCGGATTGACGTTGCTGAGTCCACCATGAAGAACCTTGTGGCCGGTGGTATCTACTCTGATGGTACTGGTTCGGGTGGTAAGGAAATTACCGGCCTGAACGCGGCAGTTCCGTTCGACCCGCTGACCGGCACATACGGCGGCATTGACCGCGTTACTTGGACCTTCTGGCGGTCCAAGATTCGCAACGTCGCTTCGGCGGCAACTATCCAAGCGGATATGAACGCCCTCTGGGCGCAGCTTGTTCGTGGCGCTGACCGCCCCGACCTGATTCCGATGGACAACGTGGTTTGGGCTGCTTATCTGGCCTCGTTGCAGGCACAGCAGAGGTTCGCAGGTACGGAGGTCGGCAAGCTCGGTTTCCCGACCCTCAAGTATATGGACGCAGACGTTGTGCTGGATGGTGGTATCGGCGGCTTCTGCCCTGCCGGTACGGCTTTCATGCTGAATACGGACTATATCAAGTTCCGTCCACACAGCGCCAGAAACTTCGTGCCGTTGTCCCCCAACAAACGGTATTCGATCAATCAGGATGCCGAAGTGCAGATTCTTGCATGGGCCGGAAACCTGACCACTTCGGGCGCACAATTCCAGGGTCGTCTGGACGTGAACCCGTAAGGAGAAGTACCGTGACTTGGCGCAAAAATGCTAACCCCTCTGAGAACTGCCCGCCCGAGGAAAAACCCATTGTGGAAAATCCTCCGAAGCGCAAGGTATCAAAGAGGGCAAAGGAAGTAATCACGGAGCAGCTTATTGACCCGGCAACGGGAGAGCTGTATAAATCAGGCGAGTATCCGTTGGGTAGAAATTTGCCTGTTCCGTAACCTTCGGCGGGGTGCCGGGAAGCTGGTTGCTGCCGCCAGTCTAAACAAGGGCAGCATTTTTTCATTAGGAGATATCGAAATGCCTGCAACCAATATGGCTGGCCCCCTAGTCGTAGCGGCCAATCCCACCCTTGGCAAGTTCGTTATGATGAGTGCTTTCAGTGGCCCGAAAGGCTCGCCGTTGGATGCCAAGCGTTTCAACCCAACCACGTTGGTCAAAGAGAATGACCCGACCAACTATTCCACTGGTGCGCTGAACACCGGAATCGGAATCGGTGCCAACCGCGTTATCAACGTGTCCATTGGTACGGCCCCGGCTACTGCGGTGCAGTCTATCAAGGACAGGGGCTACACGGATGATGTTATCCCCGGCATGAATTACAATACTCAGGCCGGTGGCGCTGCCTTGCAGACGGCCCCTGATGCCCGGTTGACCCTGATCGGTGGCGGTCGCAGCAACATTCTACCTGCTCCCGGCAATACTGGCTTTGGAGTGTCAACGCCTGTGCCGTGGAGTGCTGTGCCGCTGCTAGGGTGGGGCGCGGGTGGTTCGCGCGATGCTGGCGCTGGCCCTGCTTTCACTGGCTTCCCGGTCAAGATGGTAACGGCCACTGGCGCGGTTGCTGATGGTGCCGCAATCGAAGCCAACTGGCTGAACCGTTCGGGCATCGCAATGGTCGCCACTGAATCGGCCTTTGGTTCCGGTACTGCTGCTTCGACGGCTCCGACCATCATCGAAGGCGACCCCGAGGAAGAAGAAGAAGAAGAAGAAGAAGAACCGTAAGGAGAACGGCCATGCCTTCGTCCCTAATGGACGCGCTGAGGGAGCTAGGTTCCGTTGGGCCTACGCGGGCAGGAAATTACCGTGCCAGAGGAGGCGTAATTCACGACTTCTCTGGTACGGAAGTTTCTCAGCAGGAGCTTGCTGCCAATGCACGGCGCGCAGCAGCACAGGCAAGGAGTAACCTTGGTACTCCCCGCGCTTCCGATAATCGGGAGCTTCGCCTAGATGCGGAAGAAGCCAGGGACGTTATCCGAGAAGCCAGAGCGCAAGCTCTACGGAGAGGAAGGTAATGGCTGGCACGTTGAATGACGAAATCCTGCGCGTAACTGGCGGCCCAACCGTTAATGACGGTTTGCTAAGTTGGTTCCGTCGCGGGGGTGCGTCTATCAATACGGCGTATGGCGATGCTGAACGCCAATGGCTTTGTACGCAGCTAGGCTTCCAAACAACGGTAGCGGCTACGAACAATGACCTTTGGCGTCAGTTTCTTGCTGCCTTTCCTGGCACAATACAAGACCAAATGCTTGCCTATTGGTCTGGTAATCCGACCCCGAATATCGTGCAAGGACTGTTCGCCGCTGGTGAACAGGGCGTGTGGTTTGATGCGTCTGATTTTTCGTCCATGTTCCAAGACTCCGCAGGCACGGTTCCGGTCACAGCCGTTGAGCAGCCTGTGGGACGCTGGCTGGACAAGTCTGGACGCGGCAACCACGCCACCCAAGCCACCGCCGCATCGCGTCCGGTGTTGTCGGCGCGGCAAAATCTAGTGCTAGGCTCTGAGCTATTTAGCACAGCTATATGGGGCAAAGCCAATTTAGCTGCTACTCTAGCCGATGCTGCTATTGCACCAGACGGTACAATGACTGCTGACAAGATCATCGCTAATTCAACCTTGACGGCCCACTCTATTGAGCCATTTACTCTGCTACCTGTCCCTTCTGATAATGCCCTTCTGGCCTATTCTGTCTATGTTAAACAGGCAGAGTATGATCGGGTACGATTGACACCGATAGTAAAGAATGGTAGTGGGCCTCAGATGGAGTTTCAGTTTAGTACTAAGACAATAACACTCCAATCGCAAGGGACAGGCGGCAGCGGAAATACCTTTACTTTTGATGAACTACCGAATGGATGGTTTAGGCTGAAAATTGCCAATTCAAGTGTGCTTACCGGAGCCACGGTTCCGCGTATTCGCGTCACTATGGCAGATGATACCGGAACCGCTAGCTTTGCGGGTGATAATATCAAAGGCGTATATGTATGGGGCGCGCAGGTTGATATCGGCCCTGTTGTTACCAGGTATCAGCGGGTAGGCGCAGTTGCCACTGATTATGACGCGGTTGGCTTCCCATATTATTTGCGCTTTGATGGTGTGGATGATAGCCTGGTAGTTGCAGCAGGAATCAACTTCACCACTACCGATAAAATGTCGGTATGGGCTGGCATAACGAAGTCAACGGAT